CGTTAGCTGACTATAAGCTGTATGCAGAGAATGGCAGAACACTGGAACACTCTATCGGGGTGAAAGCTATTAAACGTGATACTGTAGATCCTCAGAAAGTTCTTGAATGGAAAATGTTTGAGTATTCGACATTGACCAGTTGGGGAAGCAACCCTCAGACATTCCTTGTAAACTTGAAATCGGGTACGCAAGAACAGGTTAAGGATGCTGTTGAATTCATAAGGAAGGCGTTCAGAAACACTAATTATTCGGATGAACGATTAAAACAGTATGATATGGAACTTAATCTATTGCTTAAATCCATCAATGGCGGTAATGTGGTGACCTGTCCTCATTGCGGTCAGCAGTTCGATTATGACGAACAGCACGAGCACACATTCACTCAACAGGTACTTGATAATGCAGCCATGTATTCAAGCTGGCTTACTGACCGTATCGTCAGCCAGGAAATAGACAAACTGGAACCTGAAGTTCGTTCGGAAGTGGTTGCGCTTATTGATTCTGTCAAGTCAGAAGGACTTGAATTGACAGAAAAATCAATACAGAACTTCATGGCATACGTCCGCTGTCCGTCATGTTATGGAAGAGTATATAGGAGTAACGCCTTGTTACAGGATAGCAATAAAACCATCTTCTCCGGAAAGTCTGAGCCGTTGAATAACACTCAGGGTAAAACTGTCGGGGCGCAAGAGGATGATGATGTTAAGAAAAAAGCCGCTGAAAGCACTTCTTTCTTCGGTCCTTTGAATAAGGTATTTAGTAATAATAATTAAAATTTTAATTTAAGATGGAGAAATTTACAGTTGCAGATTTCGGTCTTAAGACTGACGGCCTGCCTCAGGAACAGGCTACGTTTATGAACAACATCGCACAGATGATGTGTAATGTTATCAACAAGGCAATGGAAGGTGTTCTCTCACCTGAAGATATGGAAAAAAGATTGAAAGGCCTGAACGAGAAACTGAACGGTTATGACGATGATAAGTTCAAACAGCTTGCGAAAGACAACGAAACATTGATTCAGACAGTAAAAGGTCTTGGTGAAACAATCGAGAATTTGAAAGCTAAAGGTATCGGTATGGATGTCATCAACAAGTTTGATGAGAAGCTGAACGAGATGCTGGATTCTGACAAGTTCAAGGAGTTCGCAGAAGGAAGAACCCGCAAGAGTGGTTCGTTTGACGGTTTCTGTCTGAAAGATATCGTATCAATGACAGACAACTACAGCGGTGACCATTTGACTACCCAGCAGCAGAATAGAGTGGTATCTCAGGTTTCTAACAAGCGTATCCATGTGCGTGATATTCTGAATACTCTACAGGGTGATCCTGCATTTCCGAACCTGGTATTCTCTCAGGTTTACGATTTCGATCGAAATGCACGTTACGTTACAGAAAATGGTACATTGCCTGAATCAAGTTTCAAGGTGAAGGAAATTCAGACCGGAACAAAACGCCTAGGTACTCATATTCGTCTGTCAAAGAGAATGCTGAAAAGCCGCGTCTATATCCGTTCATTTATTCTTAAAATGCTGCCTGAGGCTGTGTTTATGGCTGAAGACTGGAATATCCTTTTCGGAGACGGAACAGGAGAAAATCTGTTGGGTATTGTGAACCATACAGGAGTAACGTCGGTAGAGGAAATCATCAGTGATACTGTAGTCAGCGGAAATGCAGGCTCTGTTAAGTCTGTATCAGGTTACAACTCAAGCAAGGATACAATCATTGAATTTACCAATCCTCAAGATCTTATCCTTGATGGTATGACTATTACGTTTACTGGTGCTACAGGTCTGACTGCACTTAACAGCGCTAATCAGTTGGTAAAGATTAATGACCGTCAGATTCTTTTAAAAGGTGTAGCTTATACTGAGGAAACATCTGCATCATCAATGACATTCAAGGTAAGTAATGGAGCTTTTAAGTCAGTTGAAGTGCCCAATTCTCTTGATGTCGTTAAAACAGGATTTGCAGTGATGACTTACGCACAGTATACCCCCAATGCTATCGCGCTGAATCCTATCACTGTTAATTCTATGGAGGCTGAGAAGGATACGACAGGGCGCAATCTTGGAATAATCACTACCGTTAACGGTGTGAAACATATTGCAGGACGTCCTATTATTGAAACCAGCAGCATCCAGCCGGGTAAGTACCTGATTGGTGACTTTAACATTGCAGCCAACATGATAGACTACACTTCTCTTACTCTTGAATGGGCTGATGATGTCGAAAGCAAGTTGAAGAATGAAATAGTTTTGATTGCCCAGGAAGAAGTTATCTTCCCTGTGTACATGCCATGGGCATTTGCTCATGGTGATTTGGCTGCATTGAAAGAGGCTATCACTAAAGAATAGTTCTTATGGATGAGTATATCTTAAAAGGAGATCCGAAGCATCTGGAAAATGTAATCAGAGAACAGAGTATCCGTATTAAAAGAGGAGTAGTTTTTATTACTACTCCTTCAGAAAGTGGTTACATTACCCAAGTAGAATCGGAACAGAAGATTAAGGAGAAGGAGAATGAGCTGAATGCTATTATCTCTGAAAAGGATGGTGAAATTGGACGTCTTAATACTACTATTGGAGAGAAGGATGCTAAGATTGCCGAGCAGACTCAGACTATCACTGAGAAAGATGAAAAAATAAGACAACTTGAAGAGCAGATTGCCGGATTACAGAAGCAATCTGAAGAAATGGCATTATGTCTTAATGCAGATCCTGGGGTAACGGACAATAAGGAAACAATACCTTATGATACCAAGGAAAGCGAGAGTACCGCTAAATCTAAAAAGAAATAATCATGCTGATAGATGCGTCATATTTTGTTTCAGGGAGCCGTCATATTCAGAATGCTTCAATTTCAAAGACAGCCGGTGCTGATTCTATGGCTGTAAACGGTCATATAGAAGCATATATCAAGGAGTTGCAGCCTGTTTTCCTTGAAGCCATGCTTGGTGAAAAGGAAGCAGGTTATGCAATGGATTACCTTGATATGTCTGATGATGAAAAGAATGAAGATACTGAACCGTCTAAGTATGAAATCGTATGCAACAAGCTGAAAGAGCCATTCGCTGATTTCGTGTTGTTTCACATACTTCGTGATTCCTCATCGGAAGCTACGATAACTGGCAATGTCCGGCTGAAGTGTGCTAATGAGTACATTTCACCTATGAATGCACAGGTTGTTGCTTGGAACAGAATGGTTTCAGAAAATGTAAAGTTCATCAAGTGGGCGCGAGAGGGTAATTGCCCGATTGATCTTGTTACCCAGACCAACATGTTGAATAAGATTAATCAGTTCAATCTATGAAAGGTATCGTTGAAATTATTGGAGATGTAGTAAAGGAAATGAGTAGGAACCTTACCATAGTAATGCCTGCTGACATCGAGAATGACAGGTTCGAGGAAGTTAAGAATCCGGAACTTAACTACATATTCGGTTCAGCCCAGTATGTTAAGGACAAACTGGATGAATACAGCAAGGTCCCTTCAACTTCAGAGCGTAAGTTCCCGCTTATCGTCCTGTTCTGTCCGGTTACAGAAAAAAGAGATAGTCCTGATTACTATTCCAAGGTTTCACTGAATATCCTTATAGCATGTTCGTCAACAAAGTGCTGGAGTAATGAACGACGTCTATGCGCTTCATTCATCAATATTCTAAGACCAATATATGACAGACTGATTGAGGTAATTAGAAATGATGTACGGTTTGATATTGAATATGACAATATTATTCCGCATGATTATTCCGAAAACTATTCTTATGGCAGATACGGAGCCTATACGGAATCCGGAGAGGAAGTGAGCGAGCCTATTGATGCCATCAATATTCGCTCTATGGAATTAATAATTAAAAATCAAAGTTGTAGATAAATGAAAACAAGAAGTTGTGAATCATCTCAGATGAATACTGGAGGATCTGCATGTAAGATTGATTGGGGCAAGGTTAAGGGAATCATCCTTGTTGAGCATGGAATTAAACTTCCTGAGGATCTGACTGCTGAGAAAATGGCAGAGTTGTGTCATGCTGATCGTCCGAATAGAATATATCCTATATCTCCTGTGTGCGAATATGCCAAGGGTGGAGGTGAAGTACAGACAAGTGCTGTAGGATATGGTCCGAATCAGTATAACGGTCTTAATGCCCAGACAGATACCTTTACATTGCAGAGGTTTGATGAGATGCTGAATGCCCAGTTATTGAAATGTGCAGACAAGGAATGGGATGCATATTATTGGGACAGCAACATGATGCTGATTGGATATAACGACGGGACAGATGTACTTGCAGGAATCCCGATGTCTACGGTATATCCTGCTTCTACACCATTTTCTACAAGTAGTGCAAAGTCTACTATGACTGTTAATCTGTGTCATATGGATGCTGAAGACAGCCAGATGAACTTTGACTATTACAAATTAGACTTCAATCCGACAAATGCCGTTAAAGGTCTTACTGAAGTCATGCTTGTGGAAAAGGAAACTGGTAAGTACCAGATTGTAGAAACTATCGGAGGATATGACAGAACTCCTGACCTTGGCAGCGTAATAGCTGAAGCTGCATCTACTGTTATGGATGGTACCACGTCTGCATCCTATGAAAACGGAATGATAACCGTTGTTGCCGGTGAGGGAGAAATCGGATTGAAATCTCCTTCTGTGCTTTACGAAAACGATATCAAGTGGGTTGAGTGTGTTAAAGTTGTAAAGGCGTCTAAGGCATGAGAGTTGATAATGTAACATTCGTCGATGAGCAGGTGAAGAAATTGACCAAGGAAAAATTCATCGAAAAGCACCTTTCCGTAATATGGCAGGGAAAGAAGGAGTCAGACCGTAAGAAAGTCCTGTCTGATGTGTATGATAAGATATGCGGCAAGTCTGATAATCAAATTAAGGCTGCCGAGTAAGTTATTAACCTATATCAAGCCGGGCGAAAGTCCGGCTTTAATTTTAAATGTATGGCTGATTTTGAAAAACTGGAGAATGCGATACACAGAATCGCATCCGGATTCGAAAAGTCATGTATGGATTGCCTGCAGGAAAATAGGATAGAAGTTGCAGATCTTGTAAGGGAACAGCTCTATTCCGGTCTTGACGGTAATACCAACAGTCTTAGACCGGGATATTCTGATGATCCGTATTTTCATGAAACTACATCAGTATGGCATAACAATCCTGACGGGTATATAGCATGGAAGAAGAAGATAACTCCTCCGATAGCCAGCCCGAGGCTAAACTTACCACCACGACCTGTTGATGTACCTAATCTGTATATCACCGGTCCATTCCATGAGAGTATCCGTGCTTCTGTTGCAGGTGACACTCTTACGATTGATACTGTAGGATTCGTAGACGGTCCGGACATAGTAAGGAAATATGGTAAGGACATTCTGATGCTGGGTAAAGATGCAAGGGAGTATGTTGTGCTTCAATTACTCGAGCCTTATTTGAAACGGTTTGTAAAAAAATGTGGGTATAAATGATGGGATGCGGTTGCGAGAATAAAAAAATCATGTCGGAATATGATCACGTTGCAATGCTGGCCAAGAAGGCTGCCATGCTGGACGGATGTGTGTACGTTGTATACAAGAAGAGTGACGGTACCTACTCTTTTGATAAGGAAGGTACAAAAGTGGATGGCGTTATTGTAGAATATAAACACTATTTGTAATGGGAGAATTTAAATTAAAGGACTTCGTTGACGAGGAATCATTGAAGAAGTTGCAGGAACTTGACAGCACTATCTCAGGTGTCAGACAGACTTACAAGGAAGCTGCCTCAGAACTTATCAAGGGACTTACAATTGATGTTCATGTTAAGGGAGATATCGACAAGTTACAGACTATATACAATACTCAAGCTAAGAACGTATCCTCTGCATCTGATAAATTGACTGAAGCATTCGGCCGGCAGGCAGAGATTGCAGAACAGTTGATGAAAAAAATCAAACAGAAGGCAGACGCTGAAAAGCTGAGTACCAAAGAGGTTAAGGAATTATCAAAGGCTTCTGCTGAAGCTTCCAAGGCAATGCAACAGGCTGCTAAGGCTGAGGAAGCCATGAACAAAGCTCAGAAAGCTGCGAACACTACCAGAAAGTCTGCTACCATGACCGAAGAGGAACGCATCCGTTTTATCAAGGAAGCGCTTGCTTTGTCTGACAAGGAGGTACATAGTATTGATGAAGCCAATGAGGCAAATAAAAGATTGCGTCAGGCCGTTAAAATGGTACGTGACACTGACGAAGATTACAAAAACACGTTAGGTAAGCTGAACTCTACAATCGGTGTCAATACTGACTATGTGAAGCGTAACAGTGACCGATATACTCAGCAGAAGATGACTATCGGTGGCTATAAGGAAGAAGTTAAAGCTGCTTGGATGGAGCTGAACAACCTTAACGACTCCATGGGAAGTTTTGGTATTATAGCCGGAAGCTTTGGAGACTCCCTTCAATCTCTTGGTAACGCAGGCAGCATGTTCGAAGGATTGTCCGGAATTGGCAAGATATTCCAGAATAAGTGGCTCCTTGGTCTTGGAACTGTCGGTGCTGCCGGTGCAGGAATAGGCTGGTGGGTAAACTATAATAAGGGGCTGACAGAGGCAACAAGGCTTACCCAGCAGTTCACGGAAAAATCTGGAGAAGACCTGAAGGCTTATCGTACGGAAGTGCAGGCGATTGCAGACTTCTATGGTAAGGATTTCAAGGAGGTATTGATTGGTGCCAATGCTGTGTCCAAGCAGTTTGGTATCTCCGCTGAAGAATCAATCAGGCTTATCAAGGACGGGTTCATTGCCGGGGCTGATGCAAATGGAGAGTTTCTGGATACCCTTAGGGAGTATCCTGCATACTTCAAGGAAGCCGGAATAAGTGCCGAAACATTCATTGCCATAACTGCTCAGGCTGCCAAATCAGGTATATATTCTGACAAGGGTGTGGATGTTATCAAGGAAGGTAACTTGCGTATTCGTGAAATGACTGCTGCTACTGCTGCTGCACTTGAAGGAATCGGCATATCCGCCGACAAGGTTCAGGAACAGTTGAGAACAGGTCAGAAAACCACATTCGACATTATACAGATGGTATCGGAACGATTGAATGAGTTACCAGATAGTGCGTCTGTTGTCGGTACTGCATTGGCTGATATCTTCGGTGGACCTGGTGAGGATGCAGGACTCCAGTATATCCGAACTCTGAAAGACATCAAGACAAACCTTAGCGATGTAAAAGATGAAACTGGAGAATTAGGACAGGCACAGGAAGATATGATAGAAAGTCAGAAAAGACTGTCTACCGAATTATCTTTACTGTTTGATGCCACCGGTGGTGCATTCGAAAGTATGGCTGCAAGAGTTAAGGCCTCTATTGCATCCATGAATGCAGATCTTATCAAATGGGTGCGTCAAGGCTGGGAAAGTATAGAGGAAAAATCGGCAAGAGAAGAATCTGCGGCTCGTACTGATGGTGAACGTTCAGGTTCATTGGATGTGCAGAAACAATATGATATAATCAATGCTAAAGCTGATGAATATGTAAAGCAGGGATTGAAAAGAAATGAGGCTTTTAAAAAGGCAAAAGAGGAAAGATTGGATACCCTTAAAAAATCATTGAAAGATGAGGAGCAGAATCTTAAGGAAGCAGTAGACTTGAATGCAAAATATTATGAGGAATATCAGAACGCAAGTTTTTGGAGGCAGGGATTGGGAATTGACCGGACCAATAGCCAGATAAATGCGGATATTGAATCATCGTGGGAGGCTAGAATGTCTGCACTACGTGGATATTCAAGTCTTAACAAGCAGGTTGACCTCTTACAAAGCTATCAGGACCCTACATTAAAGACTAAAACAGTTAGTACCGAAACTGCTGATGAAAAGACAGCCCGACTTGAAGCCGAAAAATCCTTGCAAGAATCACGTATTGCCTTGATGAAAGACGGTATCGAGAAAGAACTGGCTACAATCCGTAACGGATACCAGCAAAAGATTGATGCCGTAAAAGGAAATTCGTCTGCAGAAATTGCATTGAGGAAGTCCTTGCAGGAAGAGATGAACAATGCATTGACAAAGGCGTCTGAAGAATATGAGAAAAATCGTGCTGGCATTGATCTTCAAAACCGCCTTTCTTCTGTAGAGGAAGGTAGTAGGGAAGAAATGTCTATCCGCCTTGAAATTCTTGACAAACAGAAACAGGAAGAAATTAAGGCGGCGGAAAGTAACGGTGCTGACGTGAGCCTCATCGAGCAGAAGTATCTTGCTGAAAGACGTAAGATATATGAGGAATATGCAGCTGATTCGGCTGATGAGATTTCCAAGTCTGCTGCTGCCGAGCAGGTTGTAAGGAATGCACAATATAATTCTGACCTGAAAGAGTTGGAAAAGCTGCATGCCAAGAAACTTGTTTCGGATGAGGAATACGAGAAAAAGAAGGCTGATATAACCGAACGTTATTCATTAGAAACCGCTAAGGCTGCTGTTGAATCTATTGAAAAACAGCTTTCTGTTGAGAACATGAGCCAGGACGACCGGGAAAAACTTTCCGAACAGCTTCAGAAAGCAAAGGCTGATTTAGCGAATGCTGAAGCTGATGCTGAGATTGCTGCGATAAAACGTGTTCAGGATGAAGAGGAAAACTCATATAAGAAAAGGATGAAGAATGCCCAGCGTTGGATGGATGTTGCAGGTGAGGCAATCAGTAATATAGGCAATCTCATGTCTACTCTTTATGAAGGAGATATTGACAGGATTGAGAAAGAACAGGATGCCAACGAGGATGCATACAATGCGGATATCGAAAGAATTGAAGCTCTTGCTGAGAGTGGTGCAATATCTGAGGAAGAAGCCGAAGCCAGAAAGAGGGCTGCCGAGGATAAGACCTCAAAAAAGAATGAGGAACTGGAAAAGAGAAAAGTTGAATTGCAGCAGAAGCAGGCAAAGTGGGATAAGGCAGTACAGATTGCACAGACCGGTATCGCAACGGCACGTGGTATCATGGAGGCATGGCAACTTGGTCCTATCCTTGGTGCTATCATGGCTGGTGTGGTTGCTGCTATGGGTGCAGTTCAGGTAGCTACCATCGCTGCTACTCCGATTCCTGCATATAAGGAGGGAACCAAGAACGGTGCTCATATTGGTGGGCTTGCAATTGTCGGTGATGGAGGTAAACAAGAAGTTGTCGTCTATGGTGGAAAACCGTGGATTACACCAGATACTCCTACTTTAGTAGATTTGCCTCGAGGTGCTGAAGTATACCCGGATGTTGATATGTTCAACTGGAATGATGTTGGAGGAAATATAACCCCTATGGCTTCTTCCAATAACGCTCCTGTAATAGTGAATAATGACTATTCTGAATTAAAGAAAGAAATGCATGGCATTAGAAGTGATATTGGTAAAATAATGAAGCAGCAGCACAGGGATTATAACAATATGCAGTATCAGATATATAAGAGTAATAGACTATGATTGAGAATATAAGTGAAATATCGTTGAAGAACTTTATCGAACTGTTGTGCGGTAATTATTCCGTATTGTTGCAAGGTGAGGAGCTTCCATCGTCAGATCTCAAGAAAAAGGCATCGGACCTTATATACGACTATAGGAAAATAGTTAATCCATCTGGTGTAGAATCTTATTTGATGGATAGGGAAGAAGAGGTCAAAATAAAATCACGTCTGCTTGCATTGAGAATGTGCAAAGCATTATTGTCACTTGGAGAGGTCGGATTTGTCCTTGTCGCCATGAAAGATCTGGGTTATGGAAAGGTTACTACTGAAAAGGTTGAAAGTAAGATTGACAGGCATATAGCCGAGTGCCTATATATGCAAAAAAAACATAATGACAGATTGAAGAATAATCAAAATTCCAGACCTCAGAATATACGTGAATCGTACGATGCTGAGATTGCATTTATAATGACATATTATAAGATGAATATTGATGTAAATGTTGTATCTGCAGGTATTTACGCCAATATGGTCCGGCAGGCAGAACGTGAAATCAAACATAGAATGATGAAGCGCTGAATAATGTTATTTGCCCTGTAATATCAATACAGGGCAATTTTTTTGTGCCTTATCGAATTTTTGCAGCTTCCGTTAGTAAATGATTAAAATCACTAATCATTTATAAATATGGAAAAGAGAAATTCTACATTTCTATTATCAGAAATAGAAAAAAAGTGTGACATTATTATTGATTTGCTTAATGATATTACAGCAAATCCAGACTTCCTTATCAGCCGTTTAAGAGATTGCACAGAAAGGCAAAAGAAATGTACTGAGAACAGACATGGAAAATTGTTAACCTTGAAAATTTCAGGAAACAATGGTGATGGGAATAAATGATATTGTTGCCGAAAATTACGGGTGGATATTGTCTCGGGCACGCAAGTATTGTACTAATCTGATGGATGCGGAAGACCTCGCAGGCGAGGTTGTTTACAAGATTCTTTCTAGTAAAGAAAGATATGATGCGGCCAAATCATTCAAAGCGTGGTGCAGTACAATTCTACTGAATACTTATATTACTATATACAACCACAATAATCTTGTCGGATTTGTTTCGGTAGATAAAGGACAATATGCGATATCGGGTTATAACACATCCAGTCAGGTATATGTCGATGAAGTGTATGCTGCATTGGACAGTTGTAGGAATAAATCATGTGCAATTGATTGTGTTCGAAAATATTCTGAAGGATACAGCTACGATGAGATAAGCAGAATGTATTCCATACCTGTAGGTACTGTCAGAAGTCGTATTTCATTTGCTCGAAATATTTTTCGTAAAGAGTTGGAAATCAGATAAATGGTGAAGTTTCTGTTTGCAAAACTTGATATTATGGACTATCTTTATAGTATAATAAAAAACTATAAGTCAAACCAATATAAATATTGCAATATGGAAACAAAAACTAATTTTCGTGCAAGAGTGATGAAATATGCGCATCAGATTCGTATATCAGGCAAAAAAACATGGAGTGAATCCCTGAAAATGGCATGGCAGGTATATTTTCTTTACAAGAGAATGCGTAAAGGAATGGTACAGTTTATATATCGTAAGGTTGACGGTTCTATTAGAGTCGCAACCGGTACAATGATGAATTATAGCTCTACTGCAAGTAAAAGAATCACCAAGCCATCCTATAAGACTTTTGCCTATTATGATGTTGACAAGGGAGATATGAGATGCTTCAAGATTGAAAATCTTTTATTGGTTCTGTAATGTAATATAATTGAGGAATTTTGCCGGATATTAATTTGTGTTCTGCAAAATTCCTCTCAATTCATTGATTATGTTGTGATTGTGTTGTTGGCTTCATTTCAAGATTTTTTGATTAAATCCGTTAATAAAGTCTTTTAGATATATTTGCCTAAAAGGGAAATAGGGTATGTTAGGCAGATATTATCTACAATTAGGAGCAGAAACTGTTACTGTTGGGAGTGACGGGTGTATTGATGTGTCTGATATGCTTGCCAACATAAAGGACATTAAGATGTCGTACAGCCGTGTTGACTTGGGAGGAGTTGTGCGAAAGTGTGGAAGCACTCTCGAATTGACTGGTGAGGCAAGGGAAAAAATCATCAGTCTGTACGAGCAGAATTATTTATCCTCTTTGGCTTCGTTCGCTGTATTTTCAACAGAAAACGATTGGACATTTACAAAAATTTTCGAGTGCCCTCTTGATTTCTCGAGCTTCAAATACGACTCATACAGGGCAGAAATTGGTTGTCTTGATAATTCTGCTGCTGCCGTTATCAAAGCCAACAAATCAACTAAGTATGACTATTCCGTAGAAGAGCTGTCTTCCAAGACATTGAAGTATGATGGTGTCAGCATACGTAATGAGGAAACACTTACTGTTACCGGCCAGCAGGGTGAAGGCAGCACATATCAAACCATAATGCTGGAAGAACTTGACTGGTGGCTTATTCCTCCTGTATATATCAGTTCCGAAAGTGAAAGTGAAAGCAACAGCTTTCTTGTACAGGACCAGAAAGAGGTTCATATAAAAGGGCAATGGGCAGATGTAAATGTTCCTGAAAATACTTGTACTTCCTCATGGTTCCTTGAATGTCTGTCTGATAACAGCCTCATCAATATAGTAATATCAGCCCGCACGTTCAGCGGATTCAGAAATTATTATACTTACTTGTACAAGATATCTTCTGATGGTAGCCTGATCCGGCTTGCAAGCGCATCAGATAATGCTACCGACAAGTGGGATTCCTTAAAATGGAGTGGAGTGCTTAAATCAGGTGAAAAGCTCCAGATTGCTATTCTTGATCCTCAGGGTTCACATAATCTGCAAGGCTATGAGATACGATTCGATTACATTAACGTAAGTCTTAGTTGGAACGACCGTGGGGAACCAGTTAATATCGATGTTGTGGAACCTGTAACATTCCTCCAGCGCCTGCTTGATTCAATGAACGGGAAGAAAGGACTGTATGCCGATATTAAGGATACCGTGAATGAAGCTGGAGTTGAAACTGATAATACAAGATTGAAACATTCCGTCCTTGTTGCTGCGGAAAGTATCCGCAACTTTCAGAGTGCTAAGATAACATCATCCTTCTCAGACTTCTGTGAGTGGATGGAATCTGTATTTGGCTATATCTATGTAATCGAGAACAGAGTTCTGTTCAGCGCTGAATATAATGACATAGAAAGTAATACTGTCGACTTTGGCGGTTTTGTCGATTACAAGAATATGGATGATGCCGAGGAAACTACGTTGTTGCCCTATTTCTCGAATACAGATGGTGTGTTCCTGAAGGCTACGGTTGTACCTGGAGTGCAGGAGCCAGCATGGAGAGCATCATTTGACGCTAATGAGGATTATCAGACTGAGGATATGGTTTTTTACAAAGTTCGCACTGACAGATACTATTGCAACAAGGGGAATAATATCCTGTATACAGCAACCCTTGAAATGAAGGAAATAGACGATGGAATAAGACGCTGGTTTGCCACTCTTAACGAATATATTCATGGTGAGGTATCTGATAGCGATTATAGCGGAATACTTCAGTTTGGCGGTATAGTCAATCTTGTAAGCAAGGATTCAGGTGTATATAATGGAAGCGTGTCAACAGACAGCATAATATATGTCCGTCGGGACAGACGGTTTTATTATTTATCTGAAGGATTGTATTATAGTGCATTTGCCGGATATTCTACCTATAATAAGAACAATGCAGCCAGACCTGAGTATATATACCAGTATGGGCAGAAAAGCTATATTGTAATAGGGCAATCCCTTGTGGAATGTACTGTAAAAAGCAGTGGAAGCAGCAATAAGGTTCCATTCGTTGTTTTCAAGCATCGCAATGAAGTGTTCGGTAGAGGTAATGTAAAGGTTATCAGGTCTATTTCCGAGCCTGAGTATTCGGTTGCTTCTGACAGAATATATTCGTCTGTTCAGATAGGGTACAGTAAGCAGGACTATGACCTGGGAAATAACGGAAAGGATGAATTCAATTTTTCAGTGAATTATACGACAGGAATCTTAATCTCAGACAAGCAGCTCTCTTTGATTTCTCCATATAGGGCTGATTGTTACGGATTCGAGGAGCTTGTCGGCAAGAGAGGTGAGGAAACAAGTAGTTCAGATTCTGACGAGCAAATATTCGCCGTCATGTGTCACCTTGAGGATTCTGTATATATTATTGACAGGGAAATCTCCGTTGAAGGCTCTTATTCCGATACTGTATTCAATGCTGGATATGCTCCAATTTACATGGTAGAGGCAAATAAAAGGTATCTTGCATCGCTGACTGGAGAACTGAAATTCGCCTCAACGACCGGAAACTCTGATATCTCGCTGGACGGTAAGAAGGTTACCGAGAATATAAAGCTGGATTCTCCATTGCTGGGTCCTGGAAGTCTTACCTTTCAGACAGACAACTATCTGTTTCCTGAAGAGTGGAACGAAACTCTTGTTCAGATAGAGTGGGACGGAAAGATGTATACTGGCTGCCTGGGTAATCTTGATTACAGTACGGCCTGTGAGAATGCCTATGAATATGAACTGATAGAAACAGATTGAATATGTATATAGTTAGCCCATTTACCCCGCTGTTTTTTTCGCCGTCTTCTGATGTGTCAGGTTACAAAAGCCGCTATACGCAGGTCTTTGCGCAGACTGACCAGATTCTTGTTGAGGTGATAGCGCGGTCTGAATTACGTACTATTACTGGTAAAATTGTATCTGTATGTGATAACACTGAAAAGAATATCGAGTGGAATGTGTGGTCGATGAACGACAGCTATCAGCTGTATTATTACGTCATTACAGGATTGGAAGATGGGTACTATATTGTTAATATCAATAACTCTCAGTCTGAGCTGTTCAGGGTTACGTCAGATGAGTCTGTGTTAAAGAACACTACTCTTATACAGTATTCCAGTAAGGACAATAAGGATCGTCAGGATGTAATCTTCTGGATATCGGAACAGCAGATGTTCTTCGACTGGCGTGTACATGGCGGGTTCAAGGACAGTAACTGGAGTTTCGGCGTAGAGAACGAGCAGTTCACCAACTCTGAGAATGATCTTACAGAGATATATTCTCGTGAATATACAATGAAAACGTTCACTCTTGGAGGGAGTATCGGGTGCCCGATATGGTACGGTGAGCATCTTAACAGAATACTTAGCTGTACCTATGTATACTTCAATGGCAAGAGATATATCCGGTCCGAATCTAATGCACCTGAGATAAATCAGGTTATCGAGAATGTAAGGAGTTATGTCTTTAACCAGATTCTAAGAGAGGTTCAATTCGTAGATTATACTGAATCAGAGAATATACTGAAGATAAGACGGGTTCAGAATAACAATATGCGACAATATGATAATAGATTATTGATACTATGACGATGACGGATTTAGAAAAACAAGAAATAATTGACTCTGTCGTATCCCTCTTAAAGAAGGACAGCCTGACTATTGACCAACTTGCTAATACGGATGTCCTAGATTCAGAAGATATGATCGAGCTCAATAGAGGGAGAAAGGTGTCGCTTAATGCTCTCAGGGACTTTATTCGTGGGTATGGTATCTATCTTGAAATAATCGGTAAAAATGATGAGACTTTGCCTTCTGACAATAATGTATTCTCGGCCGTTCGTACTCTTTATGAAATATCGAAAAATACAGAGTATCTGAAAAAATTGTTTTTGAGAAAGGACCAGTCTGACGGCACTAACTTTTTATTGAAGTTCGGAGATTTCATCGACAGCATGATTGCCGGTAAGGGTGCCGGTATATATCCTGATGGGCGTGGACAATTCTCAAGGCTGGAGGTACGTGATGCACTTGTTGTAATGCGGCTTATCATAAATGAGATTCAGGCGATGGCAGGTGATTTCTCTTTCAGCGATGCAGGATGTATCGAAAAGGTGGAAGACCTGGGAGACGACACTTACAAATTGTGGATGGAGAAGCGTACAGAATATGATGTGACAAATTTTACTGAAAACGACATAATGTATTCCATCATCAATAATCTGCTGACTGGAGGCACGGATTATTACACAAGCTGGTTCCGCTGTCTGACAAAGAACGTCAACGACAACACGCTAACGGTAGTGCTCTATCCTGATTCAGAAGTACCTGGAGGGAAAAACTATCCTCCGGTGGCCGGATACAACGTCACTCGACGTGGTAACTCTGTATTGCCAGACGAAGGAGAAGTGAACGAGCGTGCGCAGAGCTGGCTGCTCTCCAGCCGAGAAGGGCGCATCATGTTTTTGGCTAATGTCTACAAGCCGATACTCGAGGATTACAACTATGCCATCAGCATCGGAAAGTTTCCAAACATCGCTGCCCTGGATAAGCTACCAGTAACCACCAAAGATGTGGGCGTCATGGCAAAAACCATTGTCTGCGAGAGGCTGTACCAGTACGATTATAACGGTGATGTCATATCTAACAAGGTGGACCGCGGCGAATGGTCGCTCACAGTGGCGCAGTCAGAGCAGCCTTATCGCTTTATTCAACACGATAGACTTTATCCGGACGGACAGCACACGTTTACGGAACTTGAGCAGCACACCGTCTATCATTACGGATGCAAGTGGGGTTGCTTAATAGACAAGACGGAAGATGAACCTGTATGGAACTCCCCCTCGTGGTCTTTACTTGAAGGCGACAAGAATTATCATCTTGACTTCGAAAGTTCGAATGGATGGCAGTTCTTCATTCAGCAGGTCAATACAGACATTACAGCAGTAGTAAGTTATGGTAACAGAAATATAACTAACGTTCTCATGGCTACAGATGGAGTGGAGGTAGAATGGCTTCGTGACACAGGAAACATACCATCAGATAACAGTTGGAAACCTACATACGTTGACGGTCAGAAGCATGTCATACATCTATCCGTAGCCGATATGGGTAGTGGTTGGGGAAGTGAGTATAGGAAGATAAGTTTCATCTGTAGGGTATTTATACCTGTAGGAGAAAATTTTGAAACAGTGGAAAACAAAATTAACATCAAAATATAGATTATGAAAGAAGTCTTTGTAAGGTATTCGATTCATGAATGTATTGGGAAAGTGGCTAATGGAACTTTATCCAGAGAAATGCATATTTCCGATATAATTGATATAGAAGAAGATAAAGTAGACGATTTGCAATACATTAAAGATAAGCTATCAGAAATGTATGGTTTTTTTACAAATCAGATAGATATTAAATATATAAAATATGGGAATAGTAACTAAGCATAAAGATATATCGGTACATATAGATCCTATATCGTTTACAGCCGATATTGAGGTTTTAAGTGGAAACATTGCTCAGACTTACAACAATGATAGTAAGGAATATGAGCCTGACCGAAGCGTTGTTCCGTGTATATTAATGCCTTATGTAGTCGTGTCTGACCCCGAAGGACAGATGAACGGGAAGCGTACAATTACAGGAGTAGAGTGGTATGAGGGTGTGCCTAAATCCGATGGTAGCAACCGAATATCAAATGATGACAATTATGTAATTTCTGACACAGATACTCCTACTTACTCTTTAAATGTTAAAAAAAACGTAGAACCAAATTCTCCGTTACAAATTACAGCAGTATTTACAATAACTGACACTCGCAAGAATACAGAGATAAGATTTGAACGAAGCGTAAACCTTTATACAGCTTTATATGACATATCTAATTATGCTCTGTCTATTGACGCACCTAAATCCTGGACGATTGATCCGTTGCGTGAAGTTGCTGACAGCAATGGCAAATGGTTGCATACTATTACTGCACAACTGACTAGCGGACTTCAAAAAATAGCGGATGAAAATGCAGCATATTGGTGGCAGATAAATGAAAATAATAGTGGTTGGAGAGATATTACACAAGATGAACTTGATATATATATATCAGGTAAAGATTCAGAAGGTAATTGGACTAAAGCCTTAACTTTTGATGCGAGATTTATAAGAAATACAGCTTTTCGATGCTTGTCTAGATTCTATAATGGCGAAAGACCTACATCTTCCGATTCGACTTTATCAGCTGTGTCAGTAATTAATGTACAGATGCCAAAATCTCTTAATGTTCAGATACGTCAGTTAAGCGGCAGCAAGATTAATGCAACAATGACTACTTCTGTAAAGTTTGAGTGCGTGATAACGGATAATAAACAGATTATTGGTACGGATAAGGATAAATTTTTTACTATTATTTGGAAAGCCCATTCAGGAAAGGCTGGAGTAACAGACAAAGAGATAGGAAGGGGTAGAACAATAACTTTTATTCCTTCATCTTTGGGCTTTGATAAGAATTACGGAATAAGCATATACGCAGAAGTTAAATTATATGCAGTCACTGCATTGGTGTTGAGAAACGGTAAATTAATGTTAAAGAATAACAAGGCTGTAACAGCCGCAAAATATGAATAGGTTATGGGATATTTATTAGTTAGTCCAGATGTGTTAGACGCAAAGGGTATAAAGTATTACGAGCGAATACCCGATGGACGTGGTATTGTGGATTTTACAATGATTAGAGTAATAGGTAGTGTGAAAAATGTGCAGATTGTTGGTTCAAAAAAAGAGCTTGACAAAATCATTTTAGAACAAAAAAGTTCAGGTTTATATGATACTCCAACTATCTTGCCAGAATTGGATAATGATACTCTTAAAATTAATTTAGAAAAGGAGGTATAATATGGCAGGGAATAAAGTAGAAGCAGGGTTTACCATTATCGGTTTAATGGATGGAACTACATTAAATGGTTTTTTACGTGTAGAAGGTAGTCCTTTGGTGCAGAGGTATAATAAAGGCACGAATGTTTTTGTTCCGGACTTTGAATCTGACGGATTCCCTGAAGCAAATCTGCCTGTTGCGGTTGTAATAATACGCGATACAGCAGATGGAGATGTTATGATACCAACGGCAGGAAGTATCGTATGGAAATACAATGGTGTTGAATTGGAATTTGGTGACGATGATTTATGTACAACCGATGGGCTTGAGGGAGTATTTAAAAAAATAGATAGCCGTAGTACAACAATCAATAGCCAATCATATAATCTTCCTGCTTTGCAGGTAAGAAAAAACCTTGTTCCAATTTCAGGTTATGATAATGACCGTTTATCTGTTAGCGGTGCAATCGAAGTAAGTGGTAATTCGGTCGCGTTTTCTGAAATAAGCAAAGAAGTAATTATTCAGGAAACTACTGGAAACGCATATAGCATGTCTATCACAGATGATAAAGGCTTTTATCTTGTAACAGAAAATGATTCTCTTATAGCTAAATGTAATATTTATAAAGACGGAAATGAATTGTCTGACTATAATGGAATTACTTTTAAATGGGAGAAACTTCTTGGAAGTGGCAATGTTCCTATGGGAACTTCACGTACTCAAGTGGTTGCAAACGCAGACGTTGATAACGTGCTGCTCTTGCGGTGCACTGCTACTATAAGTGGAGAAACAATATCTGAAACTGTTACTATTACTGACGTATCAGACCCTTATGAAGTCTATTTCGATATTACAGGAATTACAGGTAATGCAATTCGTGCAAATGAAACAGCGGTAATTGCACCTAAAGCTAGGAAACGCTCTGACATTAGTCAAGTCGCATCAGTGTCTTCCTGGTCTTGGAATATTAGAGATAATGCTGGAAACGCATTTACCTTGACAGGGAAAGAGTCTGCAACATTTAACGCTGCTACAGCTAGTATATCCTATGCAGACGTTAAGCGTGCAGGTATGGGAATCAGTGGTAGTGTAAGCGCAACAATAGGATAAAGAATTATGATTGCATCAGGTAGTTTTTCTTTAATCGGAATGCAAGATACTATAGTATATGAATCTTGCTATAAAAGGACAGAACATAACGTGAAACCATCTACTCCTGTTTCAATAGGAGTAGAAATACCTGAAGGATGGAGTGCTACAATGCTTGATGTATCAGCATCATTTCCTTTTTTGTGGGAAAGTCAAAGGGCAAGAACAGAAATGTATTCGTCGAATGACATTTCTAATGCTGTTTTGGTGTATGCAGGTTATAGAATTAGCAATACGGGAAATAAAGTTTCGGATGCGAATTACAAGTATAGCGATAATATAAAACTCTCTAAAGGTCAGGTTATAGAGGTAAATACAGCGGGAAGCTCTGTATCGGTTATTTCATTGTCTAATGGAAGTGCGACTTTTACACCTATTAAGACCTTGAACAATACTGTTCCACAAGTTTGTACTTACTTGGCGGATGAAGATTGCAATGTCGTAGTTTGTGTTAAGACTACTTCTGCATACAGTGTTAAGATATACACTGCAAGTTACGGTGCATGGTCTACACCGGTGCTTAAAAATAGTTGGGGGAAGCAAGGAGCAAAGATGAGAATGCGTACATGGTCATCAAATACGGAATATTTGTCCGGAGCAGATGGAGAGGAATTTTATGATGTAGTAATTTATCTTGAGAAACTCTATTTGTGTACTAAAACACATACCTCTAAGTCTGGTACAAATGACCCTGTGACATCTATAAATGGATATCTCGGCTTTTGGGTATCTGCTCAAGAATGGACTTTTATCGCAACAAAGTTACTATTAGCTGAGAAGATTAACGCAGAACAGATTAATGCAGATGGAATTAAAGCTAAAAATGTAGATATCGAAGGAAAGATTACTGCAACTTCTGGAATTCTTGGAGGATTTACAGTCACTCAATCAGCAATAGGCTCTACCGATGTTGGTGATAGTTTATTACTTATGAGAAATGGTATATCATTTAACAATAATAAAAAGACGGCTGGGATTGGTGATACCTTACCTGGATCTACAGGAATTGTATCCAAAGTTGCTGGTATATTTACGACAACTTTAGATAAATACGACTTACATTCAGAAGGTATTGGGACATTAATTGTACAATCTAAGGGAGGTGTATCACATACTGCGTTAAGTATAGTAACTGAAGGACGTGATTATGATACAGCGATTGATTTTCGTGGTAAAATTAACACTCATGGTAGTGAGTTAGGCGGATCTTTTGGTGATTACGGCCTGACTACAGCAGTTGGATTTCAGCATGTATGGGACCCCTCGGTTAGTAGATTTAGACTGGGAGATTTGTTTTTTGTAAATGGAATATTAACCGGTGTCAGATGGCACGATAATTAATAAAAATTTTAAATTAGGTAGATTATGGAAACAATAGATTTTAATGAAGTAATAAGAGATCCGGAAACTATATCAGTTGTGGGAGGACTATTACCTATGGCAACACTAACAGGAAATGGACTTATGTCGCTTGAAGACAAACAAAATATGTTCAAATCTATGCCTACTAGCGGAGGTAAATTAATTCAGATTGCAAGTGTAAAGAGGTATACCAGATTCGGAGCTGTTATATACAACATTCCAAATAACCAAGTTACACAAGGTGTTTTTTTATTAAAAGCAGGCAATGGGTTAACTCCTACACCAACACTGATTAGGTTATTGGGTGATAACATAGCAGGTAGTATCCTTTACAAAATGACAGATACAACAATGGATCTCTTTTACAAAACCCCAACAAACGACATTGGTCCACAAGATATTTTCCAAACCATTACTGGTACGCCAATCTATACAACCTATAATGGTTCAGCCGAAGAAATGACAGAATTATCTGTATCATAGGAGGATTTTATCCTCCTATGATATCTATCTGAAGCTTTTTATAAGAATCATCCAATATTAATTTTTCCCTCACACATTCATAAGGACTAGTTATAAAAAAAGTATCAACCTCTGAACTTCCTGGCACAGGAGCAACTAAATATACATGGAACTTATCATTTTCTTGTTTAGCATACAATGCTAAAAGATCTTTGCTATTATCTCCTTGTGCTAAAATTTTTGCTCCACCGTTCAGTGTTACATCTGTCGTGTCAAAAAATACAAACCCATGAAAAGCGAGTTTATTGCCATGTGGTATGTATCCAAAAAAAGAAATAGATTCCCTGATCCACTTGCCTAAGTTATCAGCAATCCGTATAGCGTTATATTCTTTGCCAATATTAAATCTTTGTGGTATATTCCTGTAAGTTGCAAATGATACTATTCCTTTGCTGTTGTATGTAGCCGTAGGCAATAGTCCTCCCAC